TGGCGACATTATTTATAAAAGAGATGAAGATGGTAATATTGTTTATAATGAAGACGGTAATCCTGTAGCAGAAACAACAATAGATCCTACAGGTGTTGCCGGTGTTTTAGCTGGCGTAATTACAGGCTCTTATCCTGATGCACTGCCTAGCTGGATGCCTGATTTGCTAGGTGGTATTCTTATTGAAAACCTGCCTAATGTTTACAACTCAGTTAGAGATATTTTAATTGGAAGCGGCGCAACAACAACACAAATATTTCCTCCAGCTCCTACTACAGAACCAGACCCAGACATTCCTATAGGCACTGATCCGGATGTTGACCCAACCCTTATGTTTACCAACAGGGGTAACAACTACTTTGTAAGCAGTGAAGGTGATGAGTACTTCCAGTTAGCTGAGAGTGAAGACCTTGACTTTGAATTAAACGGTCAGTACACCAGAGAGCAACTAGACAATACTGGTTTAGAAACCATAGGCTCTGGTACGTATCAGTCATTAATAGATGACCTTTCGTTTCATGCACTAGAAGAAGATATTTATCAGTACTCTCTTGAGGACTTAAGAACCCGCTATGAAGAAGAAGGCGGTATAATTCCAGGTGATTGGAAAGAGATGGACGATGAGTCAAAGTATGGTTTTTTACTAGACGACTACTTTGAAATTCCTACACAGGTTTCAGACCCTGATAGAGGAGAGCCGCCAACTGAACCTGAGCCGCCTGTAACCGTACCTGAGCCGGAGCCTGAACCACCTATAGATCAGCCTGAACCAGAACCTGAACCTCCTGTAGATCAGCCAGAACCTGACTCTGACCCAGAACCACAGCCAGAACCAGATCCAAGCCGAAGCGACATAGAAGGTTTGTTTGCTGACTTCTTAGAACAACTTGATACAGAGTTTACAGGGCAGCAAGACCAGATAAACACTATTATCAACAACTTTGTTGAGACTCTGCCTGACTTTGACGCAATGCCTACAATGGCTGACATTGCAGAGTACTTTGAAATTAATGGCGTTACGCTGTCACAACAGAACTTTGACCGTATACGTGAAGAGTTGTCTAATGCTGGTTATCTGACACAGGAACAGTTAACAGAAGCTTTACAGGGTGTTGCTACTCCTGAACAAGTACAACAGGCTATTGAAGGTGCTGGGTTTGCTACACCAGAGCAGGTAATACAAGCACTGGCTGAAGCAGGTTACGCTACTCCAGACGACATTACTACTGCTTTAGCTAACTCTAACCTTGTTACAGAAGATCGTATGTTACTTGCCTTAGGAGAGGCAGGGTACGCTACGCCAGAACAAGTAGAACAGATTGTAACCAACGCTGTTTCTAATATTGTTATACCTGAAGGCGCTACTACTGAAGAAGTAAGGCAGTTAATACAAGAAGCTGTTAGCGGTTTACCTGCGGGTATATCTTTAGACGACGTAAGTGGTGTAGTCAACGAAGCAATAGCTAATATAGACTTCCCGCCTAGTTTATCTAGTGATGACGTTAGAGGCATTGTAGACAGCTTTGGGTTTGCTACTTCTACTGACGTACAAGCTGGCTTTGATGATCTTAACGACAGATTCGATGACGCTGTTAACGGTCTTGCTACACAGTTTAGTGATCAAGAAGCAGAGTTTCTAGCAAGTATTACTGGTCTTGAGGCATCGTTTATACAGTCACTAGCATCTGTAGAAGGTGGTCTTAGTACTGAACTAGAAATGCTAGGCACTGATATTATATCTTTGCAACAAAACGTAGCAGGAAGATTTGATGAGTTTGAGCAGACTGTAGGACAACAACTTACACAGGCCGAACAAGACCGTATTAGAATTGAGCAAGGTTTATACAATGCGTTGCAACTTCAGTCTCAAGGCCAAGCCGTAGAATTAGATGAAGCCGAAGCTAGACTGTTAGCAGAAATTACAGGTGGTGATGCAGCACTACTACAAGAAATGTCTTCACAAACAGGAGCCTTAGAAAATCAACTAACATCTCTTGGTCTTAATTTAAATACAGTGCAACAAAACTTAAGCCAAGACATTAGTGACTTACAAGAATTTACTGGTTTTGGTTTTTCTGAGGCAGCGCAACAACGTCAGAATTTACAACAAGCTCTTATTCTTGCTAACGCAGACATTACTCAACTAAGCTCTGATATGTTTGCTCAGTTTCAGGCTCAGAATGAAAATGTTGAGGAACTGTTTGAGGGAACTGATGTAAATATTGAAGCACTTCAACAGGGTCAAATTAGTCAAGCCCAAGCGTTGGCACAGTATGCGGAAAGTACGGATGTTCGGTTAGGACTTGGTGAACAACAACGTGAAGAAATATTAACACGACAAGAAGAGTTTGAACAGATATACGGTGAAGGACAAGCAGAGTTACAGGAGCAAATACAAACTGGAAATGTTGTTACTGCTTTAGCTGCTAGTGGTATGTTTGGGGGCGGCGGTGGAGGCGGTACTGCTAGAAGACCTTACGAAGAATTTATGAAAGGTATTACGTACCGTCCTAGAGAAGCACCAAAGCTTGCTATTAAAACGCCAGCAATAGACTACAACGAAGAAGCACAACAATTATTAATGCGTACCCGTAGACGAGGAATGTTGGTATGACGTATCTTAACTTAATGAATAATGTATTGCGTCGCTTACGTGAAGAAGAAACTACTTCAGTCACCGGTACTACTTACGTTAAAATGGTAGGTGACTTTATAAACGATGCAAAGAAGCTAGTAGAAGAGGCAACTGATTGGTCTGCTTTACGTGACACTATTGTAGTAACTACTGCTGCATCAGATAATAGTTATTCACTAACTGGCAGTAGCGACAATGTAAAAGTCATGTCTGTTCTTAATGACACTAAGAACTGCTTTATGGGCTACCAAACTAAAGATTGGTTTAATGAGCAAATCTATTTACTTAATGCATCAGAAAGCGCACCTTTATACTACACGTACAACGGGTTAGATGCTAACGGAGACACTGAAGTCCTTGTTAGTCCTAAGCCAGACGGTGTGTACAGCCTTCGCTTTAATGTTGTTAAACGGCAGGCAGATTTAAGTACTAGTACTGACGTAATACTTGTTCCTTCACAACCAGTAATACATTATGCAGTTGCTTTATTAGCAAGAGAACGTGGTGAAACAGGAGGTACGTCTACTGCTGAATACTTTAGCATTGCTGATAAATACCTTTCTGATGCTATTGCTATCGATGCAGCAAAGCACCCCGAAGAGATGATCTTTAGGACTATTTAATATGTCACAAGAACTTAAAAGTATCAATCTTGTAGCTCCGGCGTTTAAAGGTGTTAATACCGAAGACTCACCACTAGCTCAAGATCCGTCGTTTGCTGAGATTGCAGACAACGCTGTGATTGATAAGCGCGGACGTATTGCTGCACGTAAGGGCCACACTGTTGTAACTACAAACAAGACTGTGCTTGGTACTGATGCATTACGTGCTATTAAAGAGTTTAGGGATGACGCTGGTAATACTAAAGTTTTCTCTGTTGGTAACAACAAGATCATTAGTGGTACAGTTACGTTAGTTGACGAGACTCCTGCTGGCTATAGCATTACCGCAGACAACTGGAAGCTTGTAGACTTTAACGACCGTATCTACATGTTCCAACGTGGGTTTGAACCTCTGGTGTATGATAACACCTCAGGCGCAGTAGAAGCCATGAGCGATCATACAAACTCTACTGGCGTTACTAGTGCTATATACGGCAACGAAGTCTTAGCGGCCTATGGTAGGCTCTGGACAGCAGACTTTACTGCTAACAAGTCTACAATATACTGGTCTGATTTATTAAACGGCATACACTGGACAGGCGGCTCTAGCGGTAACATAGACATATCTAAAGTATGGCCTGACGGTTATGATGAGATTGTAGCTTTAGCGGCTCACAACAACGCCTTAATTATCTTTGGTAAGCACAGTATTATTGTTTACGACGGTGCTACTTCTCCTGCTTCTATGACGTTAGCAGACACTGTAGCAGGTATTGGTTGTGTTAACAGAGACACTGTGCAGTATACAGGTACTGACTTATTGTTCTTGTCACACACCGGTCTTAAGAGCTTTGGCAGAACAATACAAGAAAAGTCAATGCCTATTAGTAGTTTGTCGGGCAATATTAGCAAAGACATCATTGCGGCTTTGCAAAACGAGACTGAGTTTTTTAGGTCTGTCTATAGTCCAGAAGAAGGTTTTTATCTGCTTACGTTTACAAGTCAAGATGTAACGTACTGTTTTGACGTAAGGGGTACGTTAGAGAATGGATCGTACCGTGTTACTCGTTGGCCTTCTACCGGCTTCACAGCGTTTACACGTTTAACTGACGGTACGTTGTACATCGGCACTACTAACGGCATCAGCACATACACAGGCTATAGCGACAACGGTACTGGTTACAGGTTTAAATATTACAGCCCAAGCCTAACCTTTGGTGACAGCTCAAGAGTCAAGATTCTTAAAAAGCTTAAGCCTACATTGGTTGGTGCAAACGACGCAACAGTATTTATGAAGTGGGCGTATGACTTTGATACAACGTATGCAACAGCAGAGTTTACGATAGGTACTCAGATTACAGGTTTTTACGGTGTAAGTGAGTACACAACAGTAGAATTTACGGCTGGTCAATTAACTAACCAACGTAGTCTAAACACAACAGGGTACGGAACAAGTGTGCAAGTGGGCCTAGAGTCAGAAATAGATGGCTTTGCTTTGTCACTACAAGAAATTAACGTAATGGCTTTGATAGGTAAGCTACTTTAACGGGAGATAATAATGGTTTTTCCAACAGTACAACCACCAACAACAGAGGAAAGTTCTGGGGGCAGTAGCTTTACCGACATGCTAGGAAGTCTTGGGTCATTCTTGTCTCAACCAAGCGTTTTGCTTCCGGGCGTTGTAGGTGGTCTGTTAACAGGCGAAGCCTATGGTCGTCTTAGTGACATAGGAAAACAGGCTAGAACAGGGGCTGAAGACCTTGCTGCACAGCAGATGCAACAGACACAGTTTAGACCTTTTACTGTGACTACTGCTACTGGTGCTGGCATGGGTACGCAGGTTACTCCTGAAGGTGGTATTGCAACCACTATGGGCTTATCTCCTGAAGAGCAAATGCTTCAGCAACAACTCTTAGGAGGTGCTGGTGGTTTCTTTGGGCAAGCAGTACAGCCTAGAGAGTCTCGTGAACAAGCTATCTTTGAGCGTATGCGTAGAGCACAGCGTCCTGAAGAAGAACGTCAACGTCTTGCCTTAGAAGAGCGTCTAGCAGGACAAGGTAGGCTTGGTGTTAGCTCTGCTGCTTACGGCGGTGCTACTCCTGAGATGCTAGCTATGGCTACGGCACAAGAAGAAGCCCGTAATAGAGCTATGTTGGGCGCTATGCAACAAGCGCAAGCAGAGCAAATGCAACAAGCACAACTAGGTCAGACATTCTTAGGTGCAGGTTATCTACCACAGCAACAGCTTATGGCGGCTACTCAACCCGCGCAGCAGTTGGCAGCGTTGCAACAACAGGCACAGATACAGGGTGCTAGTTTGTTTGGTGAAGCCACTATGTCAGGTCTTGAAGCTCAGTTAGTTGCAGAACAAGCAAGGGCTAACCTTTTGGGTCAAACAGGTTCTGGTCTTTTGTCAGGAGCGTTAAGTCCTCCTCAGCCGGGCTTGGGTGATTTATTAGGTTTATTAGGAAAGGGGTAAATCATGGCTAAGTTTTCACAGGAATTTTTAAGACAGATGGCTAACCCTGCAATTGGGCAGGGGCTATTTACTGCTGCTAAACAAGCGGCACAGCTACCCGGTCAACTACAGCAACAACAACTACAACAACAGCAGATGCAAGCATTACGTTCTATGACTCCTGAACAACGTGCTCAGTTTGCTATGCAGACAGCTCAAACACCTCAGCAAATTAATGCTGCTCAACAACAGTTAACTGCTGCTCAAAAAGCTTCAGCTGATCAAGCAAGACAAGCTGCCGTTGCACAACTAAATACAAAGTATCGAGAGTATATACAAGAAACAGATCCTGACCAAATTAATAAACTTGAGCAAGAGATACGAGGTTTAGCTACTGCGGCAGGTCGTGATGTTACTGCTGTAGAAAGTCAATTGCAGTCTGTTCGTAGTCGTAAGGCAACAGAAGCTACTAAAGAACAATTTGAAACATTCTTTAACAAGTATGTACCAGAAGATAAAAAGGAAGAATATCGTGGTCTTACTCAGGCGCAGATTATAAAACAACTTGATGATGATGCTGACGTAGAAGAAGCAAGAGACTGGGCTAAGTGGTTAAATAAAAATACTATAACTGATGGTAACAGACAACAAGCTATTGATCTTGCCGTAAAAGCATTTGGTAGTAAAGCAGCGTCAGAAGTAGCTAGAGCAGAAGCTAGTCAGCAGTCTAAAACTAAAGAAGCTAAGGCAGAACGTAAGCGTACTTTGTTGGTTACTTATCAAGGCACACAAGATGAGTATTCTTTTGGTCCCGCTCCTACTAAAAAGCCTACTAAGTTAGAAATTTACCTAGATAAAGACGGTAACGTACCTGATAGAATCATAAACATGTTAAACGATACTGCAACATCTGCGATAGGTCAAGACTTTGAATATGTATGGTCTCCTCGAAAAGTTCCTGAAAGAGATGTTCCTACTACTCAACCAACAAGTACAGTTCCTACTCTTAATCAATTGATAGGTCGTTAATAATGGTACAGCTTGCTGTTAAAGAAGACACTAAGCAAACACCTACAGTAGAAAAACTATTAGAGAAATATGGCAATACGCCTTTTGATCAAATACCTGTAGATGATCTGTTAGTGATCTTTGGGGATACCCCTACTAATGAAATACCAGAGCAAGTTCGTGCTACTCTGATGAACGAAGCTGTCCAGCGTAGGGCTAAAGAGCTTGGTTTTGAAGAGGCTGGGTTTAGTGGTCTTACGTCTGAACAAGCAACAGAGTTAGCGGCGTTTGCTCCTGCTGGTATGGGCTATCAACGAATTAATAAAGCTTCTATGGCTGGCTTTACAGACGGTCTAATGGATTCTCTTCGTGGTTTAGGCTTAGCCCCTAAGAAGTCTTTAGAAGAAGAGTTTGAGACTAGGGTAGAACTAGCTAGAGCACCTGAAGATTACTTCTCAGGTATGTTGACAGGTGCTGTATATGATCCTGTTGGAGCAGTTGCCGGAGGTGTTGGCGGTAAACTTGCTGTAGCAGGTGCTACTAAGGCTCTACCTAACGCCCCTAGAGTAGCTACTGCTTTAGGTATTACACTAGGTGGCGGTGCTGAAGGTACGGCTCAAGGTGCTCTTATTCCTGTATACGAAGAGTTTGGGGATAGCCGTTCAATGAATATGCTTTATGGTGCTGGCCTAGGAACTGTATTAGGAGGCACTATAGGTACTGTTGGGGCTGTTGTTGCTCCTCCTTTGCGTAGACCTGAAGTTAAACCAAAGCTTGCACCACAGCCTGTATCTTTACAGCCTAAGGCACTTGCCGGTCAAGACTATAAGCCTCGTATGAACAGACCTGTAGAAACTCCTGTAACTACTTCTGTTGTAGAGCCTACACCTCAAGTTACTCGTTCTACTCCTGCTACACTTAAAGTTCAAAACATAGATCAACAGATTGCAGATCTTGAACAAAAAGCAAACGCAGTAGGTCGTAAGAAACGTAAGCCTATTGAAAAGCAGATAGAAAATTTACGAGTCGTTAGACAGAAAGAATTAAATCAATCTAACGAGCAAGCTGCTGTAATTAAAGAAAAGGTTGTTACTTTAGAGAACCAGTTAGACAGACTAGGTCGTCGTAAGGCAGAGTTACAACCCGGACAGGCTGGTGCTAAAGCTAGACAGGCTCGCGCCGAACGTAAGGAAGAAGAGCTACTAGAAGAAATAGATACTCTTACTGGTTTAGACTACTCTCCTAATGGTGGCTACGTTGTTACTATATCAGGAGTAGGCTACGATAATCCTTTGCAGATTGTCAACAAGAAAAACAGGTTAGAGTTAAATAACCCTACAGGTGCTGAAATTAAAGTAAAGCTAGAGCCGCCTAAAGAAACTGGTGATCCTGTTACTGATGCAGCAAACAAGTTAAATTACATTCTTAACTCTGACGATGCTGCTCCACGGTTAGGATTAGATGCTCCTCCTAGTGCGTCGTCTGCTGGTGTACGTCCTGCGGTACAGTATGCACAAGAAGTATCAGAAGGCATTAATGAACCACTAGCACAGAAAGCAGGTGAGATGCCTCCTTCTACTGCTAGAAATAGAAAAGATATGCCTGTTGGTAGAGATACAGGTAGGCAAGCAGAAATGACTCAAGAAGAAGTAGGTCGCCGTGCTACGTTACTTGCCGCATCAACAGAACAAAAGCAACGACAAGAAGCTAAACAGCTAGGCTTTAAAGATGAAGATGTTGATTGGGCTATAGAAAATCTTCCTACTATTTCTGAGCGTAAGTTTACATACGACAATGTAGAGCAAGCCGCTGCTAGATTAAAAGCAGGTCCAATTGGTAGAGACTATGATACACTTGTAGACTTTATAATGGATCAGAATAGAATATTTAAGTCAGAAGAAATGGAAGCACTGCGTCCTTTGTTTATTGAAGCTAATAACAGAGTAGATCAAACGCTTAAGCAAATGCGTAAGCTTAAGCAAGACGGACAAGCAGATAGTGCTGAAATGGTTAAGTTAGTAGAGGATCTGTACTTTAACAATTACATTGCAGAGTTACAACGTACTAATGGTCGTGCCGCATCGCATATATTAACTCAAGCTAAAAAGACTAAGCGCTTTGTAGCAGAAAACACACGTCGAGTTAACCGTAATCAACTGATCACTAACCTATTTGGAGTTAAGTGTGGCTAGAAAAGTTATATCAAAAGAATGCGAAGAAAGCATTAACAGAGTTCTTGCTGCTGTTGATTCTATGCCAGAAGAGTTTGAGACATTACGTCCTGAGCTTGTAAGAAGTTTATTAAACGACGGCGGAACTAAAAACTTTAACTTGTTATCTGTTATTGCTTCTGCATATAACAACTCTTTATTGGGATCGTCAGGAATGCTTATGGCTAACATAGCTTCTGCTATGGCTCAGGGCATTTTATATGTACCTAACTCTATGCTTCGTAATGGAGTAGTTAATACGTATGCTGCTTTTGCTGCATTATCTGGTAGAGATTCTCAAATGTTTACCAACATGGGTAGGTACTTTGCTTCTGCAATGAAGACAGGTATTGCATCTGATATAGGTCAAGACATACAGTATGTAGCACGTACTCAAGGTGTGAGCGAACCTGAGTTACGTAAACGTGCTAAAGAAGCATACGTACGCTCATGGGCAGCAACAGACGATAGTATTACTGAAGCTGATATTGATGCTTTTGTTGAATCTATTAATCTTAGCGATGAAGAAGTAGTTAGGTTTATTACTGACATTGAATACATGGCTAATCAAAAAGTACCTGAAAAACTAAAGTGGATTACTATACCACAACGCGCTGCTGTAGCTATTGATGAATCATCTAAAGTATTTTTTAGAATGTTAAAAATATCTGAGTTGGCTAGAAAACAAGCAATAAAAGACGCAACCGCTAAAGGTATCTCAGTAGATGAACTGCATAACCAATACTTTAGAGAAGTAATGGATGTACATAACTCTAAGTATCAAGGTGAGTTTGAGTTAGCGGAAACACAAACTAAAGCGGCTAAGTTTAGAGCAGTGCGTGCGGCTAACCAAGCACTAGAAAAAAAGAACAATGCATTTTTTCAAGACTTGTTTTCTGATGAAGACATTCCTTACGAAGACATACGTGAGTTTGCTTTGAACATGACGTTTCAGCGCAGACTTGGTGATAAGCCCGGAACCTTTAACATTCCCGGTATGATCAACATGATCAACAGAGAGAAGGCTAAGATTGGCCCTGAGTATACTCTAGGTAATAATTTAAAAGCTTTGGCCCTTAACCTTCAGTTTCCTTTTGCAAAGACTCCATACAATATTGTAATGGAAGGTATATCTTATACTCCTCTTGCTTTAATACCTTTTATGAGACCTAAAGTACTTAAGAAAAAAATTAAAGAAGGTAAAGTTGACTTACAAAAAGAGGACATGGACGATTATCTTGTGCGTGTTGCATTAGGCGCTCCTGTGTTGTTTGGTATTGGTACATTGTTTGCTGAGTCTAACGAAGAAGGACTTCCGTTTATTACTGGTTCTCCTATTGATGCACAAGAACGACGTAGGTGGCAACAAGCTGGAATTCCTGAACGGTCTATTCTTATAGGCAATGTATATGTACCGTTTGAGCGTATTGAGCCTATAGGTACTGTACTTGGTTTATTCGTAGATTTATGGGAAGGTGTTATGAAAGAAAGAGACACTGATGATCCTGATTACAGCGCATTTAACACAGCTATTGATGAGACAGTTACTGCATTGTTAAATGCTACGTTAAACAAAACAATATTAGAAGGTATGGTTAAATTTTTAGATTACTTTAAGTACGATAAAGGTAAAGGCCTTAAAGATTATGGCGCAGATTTAGCTAAAGGATTTATTCCTACTGGTGTTTCAGACTTGGCTCGTATTATTGATGACGAAGAACGTATAGCACGAGAACCTTACGAGCGTATAATGCAACGGATTCCCGGAATTAGGGAAATGCTTCCTGTTGATACAACGCAATTAGAGGGAGTAGACCAAGGGCAAAATGCATTTGAGATTATAACAAAAATGAACTTTGTGCCTACTAATCAAACAGAGGTGCAAAAGTACATTTACAGAACAGAAGCTAACATACCTGTTATTGACAAAGAGTTTTTAGGAGTAACTCTTAATTCTTCTGAGTTGTCTTTATTACGTCAACTGTCTAAGCCATACCAAGATGGAGTACTAGGTGGTCTTGTTGCAGGAGAAAGATTTAAGTCAGCTAGAGTGTCTTTACAGAAACGTATGCTTGAGTATCATTCTTCTAGGTCTGTTAATCCTTCTACTAATAAGGCATTGATGCGAGAGTTTATACAAGAAGGTACTAAGAGGTTTGGTCCTAACTGGGTAAAGACGTTGCAGGCCCGTAAGTTTAACGAGACGCTGCAACGTAAAGGACTTCAGGATTACCAAGACTACATGTCAGTAGAAATGGATTAAAGTTCGCAGTTGTTACCAGTACAGGCTAACTGTTGCGATCCTTCAGTCATGTCAGAGTTCTCAGAGATGTTCCAATCAATAGTCTCTGGAAACTCTTCCTTTAGCTTCTCATAAGTTTCTACATTAATAGGCTCATAAGGAGCTTGCTGGTAGGTGTGTTCGCTATACGGTAAGAAAGATACACCGCTAATCTTATCAAACTTGTTGTACAACCATTGTCCTACTTCTAAGAATTCATCATCACGATAGTAACACGTCATTGATGGTTTATGTTCACACCAGTAATCTTGATAAATCTCCCATAGTTCTAACTGCTCCATAGCACCCATCTCAGAGGCCACCACAGCCCCGTCAGGAGACTTTATAGGAAAGGAGAATACCTTGGTAGAGGGTGACATTACATCGTCTTCTACGGGGATTCCTGCGGCCTCGAGGACGGAGCACAATGGGTCTCTTGCGTCTGCTCGTACTCTTCTAATGTACTGATCCGCATATCGAGGGTGTATCCCGCTAGCAGAATCAACCAGTTGAGACACAGTACCGCTAGGCTTAACGGCGGTAATAGCAGTAGAAATATTAATAGCCAGTCTGTCAGCCCATGATTTATTCGTAGCGATAGCTTCTTCACGTAACTCAGTAAGCCATGTTTTGAGTACACCTTTATCCTTCCTTCCCGACAGCGTCGGATGATCCATGATCCCTGTTAATGATACTCCTAGTAATGCTTCTTCCTCTGTATTCTTCTGCCATACCTTACGTAGGTAACGGAAGTCAGTTAGGGTAGCCTGTAGAGTTCCAAGGATAGTCGCAACACGTACTTTTCGTTTGAGGTCTGAGAGCGTATCGGTTGCCCTGACAACAACTTCTGATAGATTGCAGAATTGGTTAGGCCGTAAGATGATTTCGCTACATGGATTAGTTCCAAAATCATAGGAAGCATCTCGTCGCTCGTTCTTTGCAGCTTGCTTTTGACTTGCGACTCTAGAGAACATACCTCGCTCTCCTGAACGGGACTCGTATAAACTTTTCCACTCATTTAAAAATGCCTCGAAGTCTGGCTTCTCTGTATAGCAAGCACTGTTGTTTGCTAGTCCGCGTTGAGGATTGTCGTTCCACCATTGTCCTGACTTTGCTCGTCGGAGTCTGTCGTCAGTGAGGTTAGACAAACTGATGAGAGCACTTCTCCTGACTCCTCCAACGACGACGATCTGTGCAATCTTACAACAGACATCGTGACATTCGATGGAAGACAGTCTACGTCCAGCAGCTTCCCGAAAGATGTCAACGGTGAACTTAAACAAATCAACAAGAGGTTCTGGACCAGACGCTCTACCACCGAAGGTCTTAAGGGTTGCCCCTGCAAGTCGTACTCCAGATACGTCCCACTTTGGAAGCTGACCCGAATAGAGCAAGCTGATAAGTTCTCTGTATGCTTTAGCCCAACCAATTTTAGAGTCGGCGACGTGTATAACGGTATCGGTGTCATGGAATTCCTCCGCTACTTCAGGTAGCTTGCTTACGTATTGCCGTTCAACAGAGTAGCCTACGCCTGTGCCGCACATGAGTACGTACATCATCTCGTCAAACGCTTTAGGATGGTCAATAGGTAGGTAGCTACAGTTAAAGCCAGCTACGTTGTCACGGTCAAGAGCCTCACCAGCAGTCATCAATGCTCTCATGCTGGGCATTACGTTCATGTCGTGGATGTCTGCAAAGATACCGTTAGCTTCCTCTAGTGTTAACTTACCCTTCTCAATCCAGAAGTTAAGGTATCGGTCGATTGTTTCTTCCCAAGTCTCACGTCGCTGTTGATCTGGTAGGTAACGAGCATAGCGGGACTTGTGTATGTACTGTTGATATGCATCCATCAATTCATTTCCTTAATCAGTCGTTCAATATACCACTTACACTTACGTAAGTCCTCAATAGGTTTCCCTTTGTAGTCATATCGCCACAAGTATTTAATAGCATTGCCCTTAAGGTAGCCATTAAACTCATGCTCTGGCATAGATGCTTTGATTGCTTCGATAGCTTCTATTGCACCTTTGTTGTAATGGTCGGGCTTAGTCACAGGATCAGGTACTTCCCTAAGCTTGTCCCATTCAGCAGGAGTTATATTGTCAATACTCATTCCATCTCCTTAAACTTGTAGACTTTTTCTAGCACTCTATCAGCAAACTTCTCTACTAAATCTTCTGCTGTAATTTCAAGTGCCTCCATAATTGTTACCTCATCGTAATGTTCGGCAACGTGTTCTAACAGCTCGTCGAACGTCATCCATACTTTCTCCTGAGATAGTTAATACTAATAGGTAGCTCATCGAACGATCCGTTGTTTACTTCATTGAGCATCCAGATACCTGACCAGCTTCCATTCGTTTGAGGGTTTAGATAATCTTCAGAATGAGTATAAAAAATGCCAGCAAACAAACCAGTGATACTATTTCCATCTGCTTTTCGTGCATAAGCTATGTCTCTATCTTGGACGTGACCCATTATACAGGACATAAACTTCTTCTGTAACATTAACTTTGCAGAAGAAACAGGACGACCCATAACACCGCTGGTAAAGTAGTGGCAGTAGGCTACTCCGTCAATGATGATGGGCTGTAGGAACGGAACAACTTCCCAGCTACCTAAGTGAAAGTCCTTGTAAGACATAAGACCTTCTAGCTTAGAGTCTGACTCGATAGCACGTTCTATCCTGTGCTCGTGGTTGCCTAGTAGGAACACCATTCGAGGCTTCCACAATCGGCGCTTGCCTTGTCGTAGACGCTTACGCTCTGCCTCTATTGGCTCTAGGAACCTAGCCATTGCTTCGTTACCTGCCTCGATGTCGTTGACATAACGTCTACCCTCGAACGACTTCTTACCTACGTCATAGCTACTGAGACTTGGCATGTCCCAGTGATCCCCCAGATGGATGATAACGTCAGGTTTAGTTGCTGCCGCGTAGCGTCCTGCCCAGTACATGTGAT